TCTAGACTTGGTCAAGGTAAAGCTATCACTTACTTACACGGCACTGAGACAGCGTCTTGGGGCAATGAAGAAGGACTCGCATCTTTGATTGCCTCTTTAGCTGAAAAGAATCCTGAACGCCTGTATATGTTTGAGAGCACAGCCCAAGGTTTTAATATGTTTCACGATATGTACAAAACGGCTAAAAAAGCCCGTACACAACGTGCAATATTTTGTGGCTGGTGGAGAAACGAATATTATTCTCTAGGTCCTGAGACAAAAGAATACAAAGTCTACTGGGACGGAAAACTCAAGCCTGAAGAAAAAGAATGGGTTAAAGATATTAAAAAACTCTACGGTGTCGAGATAAACTCTAGACAAATGGCGTGGTGGAGGTGGAAAATGTATGAAGGTATTAAGGATGAAACCCTGATGTACCAAGAGTTCCCACCTACAGAAGACTACGCTTTTGTGATGACAGGTACTAGCTTCTTCTCTAACTCACGCTGCACAGACGCAGCCAAAATTGCGAAAGGAAAAGACTATGAGTGCTTCAGATACGCCTTTGGACAACTCTTCCAAGACACAGAGTGCATACCGTCCACAGACCGTTTGGCAACGCTACGGATATGGCAACAACCCGTTGATACCGCCTTCTACGTTATCGGGGCAGACCCAGCTTACGGCAGCTCAGACTGGGCTGACAGATTTTGCATACAAGTCTTTAGAGTCTATGCAGACGGACTTGACCAAGTTGCTGAGTTCGCCACATCGGAGCTTAACACTTACCAGTTCGCTTGGGTCATTGCTCACCTTGCTGGAGCATACAAAAACTCGACTCTTAACCTCGAAGTCAACGGACCAGGACAAGCCGTTATCAACGAACTCCGTAATCTCAAACGACTAGCAGCAGCTATCCAAGGTCCTATGGCTAAAGACATGATGGACGTACTCGGTAGTATGCAAAACTACATCTGGCGTAGAAACGATACGATGGGCGGTCTGTCTAACTCCATAGGCTTCCTGACAACCTCATCATCTAAAGAGCGTATGCTCTCCTACATGAAAGATTACTTTGAGCGTGGCATGATGGGCATCTTCAGCATGGACACGTTAGAAGAAATGAAAGGCATAGTCCGTGAAGACGGATTCATAGGTGCACCTGGTCGGGGTAAGGATGACCGTGTGATTGCAGCAGCCCTAGCAACCATTGCTTGGGCAGAACAAGTACAGCCTAGACTCATTGGTATGCGTCTGTCAAAAGAAATGTCAGTACGACAAGACGAGTACACCCCTGAACAACTGGCTGTAGGCAAGAATGTAAGTAATTACTTAAGGATGATTGGCGTATACGGAGGGAAAAATGCAACCTCTTGACAAACAAACTCTTAAAAAAGAACTCAAATTATTTCTGGCAGACAAGGACAGGGGTATCTCTATCAAAAACTTTTGTGAGATAGCGGGTATATCTGAGCGTTTGTTCTTGCTTGTGATTAAAGAAGGTAAAGCTCCACTAACCGAATCTTCTCAGCGAGGACTCAACCGTGCCTATATGCACTGGAAAGAGGGAAAGATACGGGTGATGAAGAAGCATACCAACGAGACATATCCTGATTACAGAAAAGAACCAGCGCCCCCAGTCATCCCGATGAACAAGTTAGTCTTTACTAACGGGGGGTTTAAAGTTCAAAGCAAGCCTCTAAATAGGCATGATTACAGCAATTTCGACAATATTTTGTTAACTAGGGGGTAAAAATGGCAGTTTTGAAAGACTATTTGTGTACAGAGCACGGTGTATTTGAATCTAGGGAGGCAAAGTGCCCTATAAAGTTCTGTAAAGGCGAATTATCGGTAATTTTCCTAAAACCAGTGGGTGTCAGGTCAGAAAAGACCAAATCTAACGACAGAAACCTAAAACAACTGGCTTTAGAGTTCGATATGACCGATATTAAGTCTACAAGAGCTGGTGAACACCAAGAAGGCTATCTAAAACGCAAAAATAAGCTATCTGACAAGGAATTTGCCCAGGCTGGTGAGGCTATGGCTCATAATCAGAAGATGCAAGAGGAACAAATCGTTCAACAACGATTATCTGGCGCAATGTGGGGTAATGGTGGTAATATCAACCTCAAATCCGTCATGGGAGGGCAGTTTAAGCCCGTAGCTGACGAGTCTGTTAGCGTTTTACCAAAAAGTGTAGGACAATTTGTACCACCGAGACCAGGTGCAGGGACTCAGGTTGACCATGAGGGTTTAAAGATTAACACCAGTGCGGAGTAAAAATGAAAATACCAAAGGGGATGCTAGACAGAGATGAGTTCTTTAGGGACATCATCTACAAATGTGAAGTCTCCTTAAACTCTAGGAAGGTAGATTACGCCTCCCTCAGAAACTGGTATCTCTTTGGTAACGGACCTGACGAAGCTCCTGCACTCTACAACAAAATATTTCCTCACCTAGACCAGGTAACTTCCTTCCTGTACTCGGCTGAGACAACTCGTTTTTCTATCAACCTGGGTGCATCTGTACCTGAGAACGAACACAGAAAAATACCAACCTTAACCAAAGCTCTAAACAACGAGTGGTTAAATAGCAACGCTGACCAAGTTTTTTCTACAGCTACTACTTGGGCACTTGTCTACGGCACGACTTACGTCAAGCTCATTATGAACAACGGGATTCACCCGTACATGGTTGAGCCTGGTTGTGTAGGCGTACTGCGTGAGGACATCACGTACACCGACAGGCAAGAAGCCCTCATCCAAAAATACTACATCACCAAGTCAGAGCTATACACAAGACTGTACAGCCACCCCAACAGGGAAAAGATTATTCAGCGCATGAACTCCATGCCACACGAGAGGACTGAAATTGCGAATGGTCTGGAACGTATTATTATTTCTCAGTCTAATCCTACTATATACGGTAATGTTAATTTGGATTTGGCTGGTGGCAATCGTTACAAAGCTGAGGTCTCTGAAGATACGGTAGAGATGACCGAGCTGTGGATTTGGGATGATGATGCAGCAGATTACAGAGTTGTAACCAAAGCTGACCCAGACATCATCATCTACGAACGTTCAGGTGAAGAAATGTTTATGAAAGGTGAGTTGCCTTTCATTCAGATTTGTCCTAACCCACTCTACGATTATTACTGGGGCGCTTCTGAAGTACAGCGTTTGATATACCTTCAGCAGTTACGCAACAGACGGATGACAGAAATTCTTGACCTGTTGTCCAAACAAGTTTCCCCTCCAACGGCTCTGATTGGGTTCACAGGCATCCTTGATGAAAAGAACTTTGCACTCAACCGTGCGGGGGGATTACTATCCACAGATATGCCTAACGCTAAGGTAGAGAAGTTAGCGCCTACTATGCCTCCAGACCTCTTTACTGAGATGCGAGAGATAGACGCCATGTTTGAAGAAGCGTCTGGCGTAGGTAACGTTCTCCAAGGTAAGGGAGAGGCGGGAGTTAGGTCAGCAGGACACGCAAGCCAGTTAGCTCGACTGGGGTCATCAAGAGTTAAAAAACGGGCGCTAATCATCGAAGACTCGCTAGAAAAACTGGCGACCCTTTACCTCAAGTGTATGCAACTCTATGACGATACGCACTTCAAAGATACGCACGGTGTACCTTTCATTGCCGAACAGTTCACCAAAGAATTTACGGTTAAAGTGGACGGACATTCAAACTCCCCGATATTTACGGAAGACACCCGTACCCTTGCGTTCAACCTACTCAAAGCAGGGGCTATTGACAAAAAATCTTTACTTGATTTAATAGAGCCACCAATGAAAGAGGAATTGTTAGAACGGCTGAAGCAGATGGAAGCCAAACAAGCTGCTCAACCCCAACAACCTCACGGTGAACACAAGAAAGAACACAAAGCCCCTGGCGCTAAAAAGGAGGGATGATGGCGACAAAAAACGTAGGTGGACCACAAACATCGCCCAAGGCTGACCAGCCACGGGTGACAACAGAAACTTTACGCAAACAAACTTCAGGACCAGGCTTGACATCAAGAACCACTGGGATTAAAGTTTCGTCTGGCGGTAGGACTCAAAGAAACTACGCCAGAAGTTAATCAACAAAGGAAAATCACCATGATGCACAGATACGGTAAAAAAGGTCGTAAGACTCGTAGATAATTTCTTGAGAGAGAAAGAGGGTGTGGCTGCCTCCCCTTATAAGTAGGTGACCGCTGCTAAAGGAGAAATACCATGGCACGTAAAGCTCGTAAACACAAGCGTAAGTAATTTCTTGGTGGCAACACCTTGAAATGAACCGACATTGGGCAGTATGTCGTAAAATACTGCCCACCCTATTGACAAATAGTTTGTAAGTGGTTACAAACTAGGGCAAGGAGAAAATATGAGTGTTCCGTCAGATAAATTAATGGAGTTAATGGGTGGACCAAGGTCTGCTGGTGCTCCTGTCCCTAATGCGCCCCCACCAGGGGCAAATATGTCTGATGCTGAAGTGCCTCCAATGGCTTCTCCCATGAGCACACCAGAACCTAAGATGGGTTCCAAGGAAGCTGCAAAAATTAATTTAGGTATGGCTCAGGATTTACTTGAGCAGTCCCTCCCCGCACTAGGCTCTGATACTGAAGAAGGTAAAGCAGCTCTAAGTGCAATAAGCGCAATCAACAAAGTCTTGGGTGCACGTAAGAACAAGACAAACGAGCTTCAACAGTCAGAGATTCTTCAGATGTTGCAAACACTACCGCAAGCTGGTGGTGGNACNCCTGAAGGTAAAGCTATGGCTAACGCACCGATTCCTGGTATGCCTCCTGCTGGTGGTATGCCTCCCCCACCTGGCGGTATGCCTCCAGGTATGCCCCCACCCCCAATGTAAACAGGAGTAATCATGGATTTATATAAACCCAGAGGTAATTCTCAACCACGTAGACCTACAGACAACAACCAGAAAAACGGAGTAGTTATCAACACTCCCCGTTATTCTCAGTTGGGTGGTTTGTCAGGTGCAACTAAAGCTGCTTTTGGTGGCATGAGAGTTGAAAAACCAGCAGACGGTAAAAAAGTTATTTGAACACGATAAGAGGGTAACATCATGGCACTAGAAAATCTTTCCTTAGAAGCACGAGACGAGTTAGCATCATTGATGCACACTCTTGCTGAGTCCCCCGACACACGGGAGGACATTTTGCGTTTAACAAAGAAAGTTAAGCCTGGTCTCAACATTCCTGAGATTGACCTTAAGGACAATACCAATAACGCATTACAACAAATGCGTCAGGAAAACGAGGCTATTCGTAACGAGTTAAGAACACGTGACGCACAGGCAGAACTAGACAAACGTAGAAAAGCACTCGTCAAAAAAGGTTTGGTTTCTTCTGAAGATGAAGTAGAAGCAGTTGAGAAAATCATGTTAGAGAAAAAAATCTCTGACCACGAGACTGCTGCTGAGTACCACAAGTTTATGAAAGAGGCTGCGAAGCCTACACCTACTGGATACAATCCTTCCGCAGTTCGCCAGTTTGACCTTGGCAAATTTTGGAAAGACCCAAGAGGTGCAGCGCAGCAAGAGGCGGTGAAGGCATTTGCGGATTTGCGTAAGCCTCAGCGCCCCATCGGTTTGTAAAAGAGGGTGTAATTTTGTCAGGGCAGAGATGCCCATCTTTAAGGAGCTAATATGGCTATAGGTGGTGGAATTCTGCCCCAGACAGGTAGTTCGCAATTTAATGAGTTAACTTACGTTACTCGTAGAGCGTTCATCCCGAAACTGGTTGTGCAGTTATACAACAGCACACCTCTAATGGCAGCGTTGATTGCAAACAGTCAACAAGCCAGTGGTGGTGTATCTTCCGTAACTGTACCTGTCCAGGGTGCACAGTTCGTTAACGCACAGTGGTCTGACTACTCTGGTTCTTTTGCCCAGCCGTCAGTACAACAAGGTGCTTATAACGCTGAATACGACCTCAAGTTGATGATTTCTCCTGTACCGTTCCTCGGTATGGAAGGTGTTGC